GTCCAAGTAAGTCAAAGATTAGAGTCTTGCAGTCCATCGGGAGAGGTCTGCGTACATCATCAACTAAAGATTCCGTTTTAGTATATGATATTGCAGATGATATATCTTATAATGACAGAAGAAACTACACTCTTAACCATTTTACAGAACGACTAAATATATATAATGAAGAACAATTCGATTACGAAATTAGTAAGGTAAAACTCAAATGATAGATAACTTTCCAGATATAAAAAGTTTTAAACTAGTAAAGTTAATTAATGGAGAAGATATTATCTGCACCATTTCAGATGGAAATCCAAATAAAAGTGGTGGATTTATTCAAGTAAATTCACCTTTACGGATGCAAGTTCTTCCTAGATTGGGAGATGGTGGAAAAATTACCGAATCATTAAATCTTGCCCATTGGGTGCATCCTTATACAGAGACAAGACAATTCCATATACCCAATTCCAGTATACTGTTAGTTGCAGATGTTTCACCAGGCTTATCAAGATATTATGAATATGTTTTAATGAAGATAGAAAAAGAGGATAAATTCTTTGATGAAGAATTAGTACCCGATGATGAAATATACGATGAATTACTAGAAGAAATGGATACCGAAACAGATTCAATACATTAATATACCTTATGCATAAAGGACACATCCTTTATACAACATATTTGAGCAGGAGTCAAGTTCCTTTCTAATATTAAAAGTTACTTGACATTACTATCTATTTCATGTATGATATATTATATTTTGAGTGTAAAGGAAATCTCATGCCAAAAAAATCTAAACAACAAAAACCACATTACGTAAATAATAAAGAATTTTTACAAGCGATGATTGAATGGAACACAACATTTAATTTAGATAAAGGGGATAGGGTGCCTCCCGTTACAAATTATATTGCAGAGTGTTTTTTAAAGATTGCAACACACTTGTCATATAAACCTAACTTTATCAACTATACTTACAGAGATGAGATGATATCTGATGGAATTGAGAACTGTCTCCAATATGTCAAGAACTTTAATCCAGAGAAGTCTTCTAACCCTTTCGCATACTTTACTCAAATTATCTATTATGCTTTCTTGCGAAGAATTCAAAAAGAAAAAAAGCAAACTCATGTTAGAAACGAAATGATTTCTAAAGTAGACTATACTGCTTGGACTGTTATGGAAGGTGATGATACTGGATACACAGTAAGAGGTTTTGATCCTAATGTCATGGTTCCTGATGAAGCTGTGTATAAGACAAAATCCAGTGAAGAAAAGAAGAAAAAAGGATTAGAAAACTTTATGGAAGATGATATTGATAAAGTTGCTGGAAGAGGTTTAGATTGAAGATTGCTATAATAACTGACACACACTTTGGTGCCAGAAACGACAATCAGAACTTCAGCGATTATTTCTATAAATTCTATGAAAACGTATTCTTTCCTACTTTAGTAGAGAATGGTATAACCACGTGTATTCATATGGGTGATGTTATGGATAGACGTAAGTATGTTTCCTATAAGACCGCTACAGATTTTAGACAGAAATTTCTTGAACGATTTCAAGAACTTAACATAGACTTGCATATGATAATTGGTAATCATGATACGTATTACAAGAACACAAGTGAAGTTAATTCTATGCAAGAACTTGGTAATATCGGTACTGTTTATACTAGTCCGAAAGTTGTAGATTTTGATGGTTTACCTATTGTATTAATGCCGTGGATCAATGCAAATAATTATGATGAATCTATGGACATATTAAAGACTGCAAACGCAGATATTCTTATGGGACATCTAGAAGTTAATGGATTTCTAATGAACGCTGGAAATATGGTGTGCGAAGGTGGCCGGGATAAACAAGACTTCAAAAGATTTGAAACTGTGTTTAGCGGTCATTTTCATCATAAGAATGATGATGGACAAATATACTATCTTGGTACACCATATGAAATTTATTGGAGCGATTATAATGATCCAAAAGGATTCCATGTCTATGATACGAAGACAAGAGAACTAGAAAGATTAATCAATCCTTATACAATTTATAAAAAGATTTATTACGATGATACTGTACACGATTACACTAAACATGATGTTGCTCAATATAAAGATCACTATGTAAAATTGATTGTAGTCAATAAGAAAGACCTGTATGGATTTGACAAATTTACAGACAAGCTTCTTAGTGCAGATACATTTGAAGTTAAGATTATAGAAGACTTCTCTGAATTAGATGCAAGTAATGTATCAGATGAGATTGTAGAGAACTCAGAGGATACTATAACATTACTTGAGAAATATGTAGATGAACTTGATGTTACTTTAAACAAGACCAGACTTAAAAATACTATGAAAGTATTATACAATGAGGCGCAAGATTTAGAAATATGAAGATTTTAATTATGGGATTGCCAGGATCAGGTAAGACTTGGTTGGGGCAACGACTAGGAAAACAATTCTCTATCCCTTATTGGGATGCAGATGATGTACGAATGATTTACAATAATTGGGATTTCTCTCAACAGGGCAGAGAGATTCAATCTATGCGTATGCGAAAACTTGCAGAGGTAGACCCTATAAGTATTAGTGGGTTTGTTTGCCCCTTGCCTGGTTATAGAACCTTTTTCATGGCAGATAAAACTATATGGATGGATACAATTGATAAATCAGAATATGAAGACACAAACAAACTCTTTATTCCCCCAACAACATACGATTTAAGGATAACGAAATGGATAGACGAAAACCAACTGTACAAATGCTTGGGAGATATCAACCTTGGCACGATGGACACACAGAACTTTTCAAACGAGCTCATTCTAAAACTGGACAAGTGTGCATCTTGATTCGTGATACTGGTGAAGGGTTTCACAATAGAGATCATATGATTGGAAAACTTACGGTTGCTGGGTTTTCTATGTGGAAAGACTATGAGATTATAGATGTGCCTAATATCGTAGATATCACCTATGGTAGAGATGTAGGATATACCTTTTCAGAAGAAAGGTTAGATCCAGAGATAGAACGTATGTCAGCAACTAGATTACGTAAGGTATACAATCAGTGATAACATTTAAATATGTGCGTTGGAAGAATTTCCTCTCGACAGGTAATAACTTTACAGAAATAGAATTAGATAGAAATACCTCCACACTGATTATAGGTGAGAATGGAGCTGGTAAGTCTACTATACTTGATGCATTGTGCTTTGGCCTATTCGGTAAACCATTTCGTGGTGTCAATAAAGCTCAACTACTCAATTCCGTAAATAATGGTGCTTGTATAGTAGAGGTTGAGTTTAATATTGGTTCTAAAGAGATTAAGGTCATTCGTGGTATCAAACCTAACGTATTTGAGATATACATCAACGGTAAGATGTACAATCAGGATGCCAATGTTAGAGACTACCAGAAGTATCTAGAACAACAAGTCCTTAAACTAAACTATCGTAGTTTCACCCAAGTAGTTATACTAGGGTCATCTACATTTGTGCCCTTCATGCAGTTGAAAGCTCGTCACCGTAGAGAGGTAGTAGAAGAGATACTAGATATTCAAATTTTCTCCCTTATGAACATGCTTCTTCGGTCTAAACTCAAAGAGACTGCAAATGAACAAAAGGATGTGGAATATCGATATGATCTTACATCTGAGAAGGTAGTCCTTCAAGAGAAATTCATTAAAGAAATGAAGGATAATAATACCCAGTTAGTCAAAGAAAAGTCTACACTAATTGAAAGTAATCAAGGAGAAATACATAAGAAGAAGGCTTCTATTACTATGTTTACTGGTTCAAATGAAGAACTGTTACTGGAAATACAAGATAGTGCTAAGATAAAAGAACAATACACTAAGTTAAAAGATATAAAGTCTACTATAGTTGAAAAGCATAGTACACATTCTAAAACAGTAGAGTTTTTTGAAAAGTATGAGGATTGCCCTACGTGTCAACAACATATCAGTGATATTTTTAAAAAGGATATGATCAAGTCAAAAAACAAAGAGGTAACAAAATACTCTAAGGCGCTTAATGAACTAGAAGTTGTCCTATCAGAATCTTCCCATAGACAGAAAGAGATAGGTGTCATTGCGAAGAAGATTCGTGAGAATGAAGTAAGTATTGCAAAAGAGAATAGCTCTATAACACAGTTAGAGAAGTTCAATGCCACACTTTCAGCTGAAATCAACGGGTTGAAGTCAGTAGATATAGATAAGGCAGACTATGATAAACTTGGGGAACTTAAAACCATGTCTATCAACCTAACAAACCTTCGATCAAAATTGAGAGAAGACCAGACATATGGTGATGCTGTACGTAATATGTTACAGGATACGGGTATCAAGACTAAGATCATTAAACAGTACCTTCCTGTTATGAACAAATTGATAAATTCTTATCTATCGTCAATGGAATTCTATGTTAACTTCTCACTAGATGAAAACTTCGAAGAGACTATTAAATCACGCTATCGTGATGAATTCTCTTATCATTCTTTTAGTGAGGGTGAGAAGATGCGTATTGACCTGGCACTACTGTTTACATGGAGGGCGGTTGCAAAGATGAAGAACAGTGCAAATACCAACCTTCTTATATTGGATGAGATATTTGACAGTTCCCTTGACTCTGGTGGTACTGATGAGTTTCTCAAAATCCTCAATACGTTAGGTGGAGAGAACATATTTGTGATCAGTCACAAACAAGATGCACTTGTAGATAAGTTTCGAAGCACCATTAAATTTGAGAAGGTGAAGAACTTTAGTCATGTTGCCGAATAAAAAATACAATATAGTGAAGGAGTTTATGTAATGGTATATGTGTTAATAGAGAAGAATCACCCAAGTATGAATTGGAAGTTGGATGATGTGTCTCCAGATTGCGATAGGGAACAATTGGCGATAGACCTTGCTGATACTATGAGGGAAAACAACGGAATAGGATTGAGTGCCAATCAGGTGGGTGTTCTTGAACGAGTCTTTGTCATGTATAGTGATGTGAAGGAAAAAAAGATCATAACCTGTTTCAATCCACAGATTGTAGAAGAATCCACAGAACATGCATTTGGTGATGAGGGGTGCTTGACATATCCCGGCCTGTGGTTACAAATCAAACGTCCAGTGTGGATTAAGGCGATTTGGGAAGACCAGAACGGGGTATCAGGAGAATACAAACTTGCAGGGCTAGAAGCAAGGATATTTCAACACGAATATGATCATATGGAAGGGACTAACTTCATGTCCAGAGTAAGTAAACTCCGCCTACAGAGGGCGCAGAAGAGAGTACAGAAGCAACTAAAGCGTGCTAGCCATACTTCATAAGTGTGACATAATTGCATCTTGACAAATCCTATTCTATGTGTTATTCTTAGTAATAATCGAGAGAATCACTAGTCTAAAGGAAAAGTTATGACAACACTATCAAAAACCCCCGAATACCGAAAAGAGTATTACGCCGCCAATCGAGAAAGAGAACTTGCTTCAAGAAAGAAGTATCGTGATAATAACGTGGAAAAGTGTTATGCAGCTTCTGTCGCTTGGAGAGAGAAAAATCCAGAGAAAGTACGTGGTTATAACGCAAAATACGCCGACAAAAAATCCATGACAAAAGCGATTGACGATTGGAACGACACCCTGATTGAATTAGGATATGCTGATTTAATATGAGATACTACAAGCCATCAGAGATAGTCACTAAGAAGCACTTTCTCGTAAACACCATATGGCCTATAGAAGGTAGTAATGGTAATGAATACTCAGTAGAGATGCATGAGAAGGGTTTTACGTGTGAATGCCTAGGTTTCACGTATAATGGTAAGTGTAAGCATACAATACACGTAGAATCACTATTAACCACAGATAACTATCCACGATATGATTCACGATAACAAGTGTGATGAAAGTTAATACATTATGGGGTGAAGAAGAGGTACAAGGTAGAATTTGTAGTACATGCCTTATAGAAAAATCTCATGAAGAATTCTCAATGGATACAACATATTTAAGAAGTAAATGTAAAAAGTGTAAGAAAAAACAAAACAATATACTTGCCGAGCTTAAGAAACATCATTCTCCCCCTAGTAATAAAGATTACAGTTGTCCTATATGTAAGGATACCGTAGATGATATGAAAAGAAAAGGGTATGTAAAAATGAGATTGTCTTGGTGTTTAGACCATGACCATACCACAGGGGCGTTTAGAGGATTCATTTGTAATATATGTAATACAGGACTATCTAATCTACAAGATGATATAGAGGTTCTACAGAGTGCGATTAGGTATTTGCGTATTAAGCGATAACATAACCAATCGTATTCTTAATATTCCTTATGGTATTCTTTAATGTACGTATATCAGAAGGAGTTTTTGCAGTAGTAAGCTTTTTGCCTGTTATAGAATGTTCCCACACATTGTGCTTGTTGGTACGTATCAGAAGAAAATTATTCTTCTTCATCAATTTCTTTAAGTCTTTTTTCATAATATAGTTTCCTTATTTCTCAAAGGGAAGAATATTCTTCCCACTTAATATAAACATTATAGTATAAACAACGCATCACGTAACTTGGTCATCATATAGTATTAGTATAGACCCATTAAACGAACTTGTTGAGGACAGTAGTGTGGCTTAAGATTGGTTGTTTGCGGAGATAATTCTGCATATTACTGAGATTATGCACGATTTACTGAATACTTAAAAAGGTTCATTTAAACATGAGTCCTTTGTGATATGAATTCGCAGACTCTCGGCTCAATTCCCACACATACTCAGAAATTATCAGAGGATTGCCAGTTGCCGCCATGAAAAGCGATGAAAGGGACTTGACAACAGCTACATTATAGTATACACTCTACTGTGTAGAGGTTAAAGGAATATACTCTATAGTGACATATAAGACACATATGAATATTCTCTGAATATAACTGATATTAGCTGTTGACATAGCCTATACTATGTGTTATAGTTATTATAATGAGAGTTAACAAAGAGAGAGATATTGATATGTATGTAATAATGGAAAAGGCTGAGATCATCAGTACTAACCTTGATGCGAATGAGATATTCGAGGAAGCATTAGAAATGGAACGCACAGGACGTAGAGTCGCTATCGTGAAGATGGATCCAGCTAAGTTTGATGCTGCCATGAAGGAGATACTCATGAGTGATGAGTATTGGATCAGACGTACTGAGAGAAAGAGGGCTGCATAATGAACACTAGTGATCTAAAAGAACTGCGAATATCCTCTCTTATCGAAGAGATTACCTCGAATAGCTTACAGATAGAGCAGCTGAGTAGTGATGTACGTGCTCTCATGTATGCTGTGCGTGACCTTACTGAACAAGTCGAAGAATCATCACCATCTAAATATCGAGTGGTGTGAGAATAGGGGGGTACTAAGACTGGCGAAGTATATCCAATCTATAAATGCAATAAGTATCCAAAGCAATACTTCGAACTAGTTTCGAAATTGCCTCCACGGAAAAAGACTTTATAATACCTTACATGAAAAAAAATTGCCCCAGAAAAAATTCTCCCATACAAGTCGATAAGTATACAAGGAAAGAAAAATGAAAGATATAATTAAACGTGGATGGATGCATCAATGGAGAAAACGTAGGATTGCCAGATTTAAAACTTCTGGCTGTGCATTATGTTGGCATTATTGTTCTCATGAAAAAAGGTTTTTACCATGATATTATCCTCCTCATTTTATTCATTAATAGATAGTGTTGCAACCCTCGTAGCAGGAGAGAGAGAAGTAATACGAACATATTTTGAAGACCCTTTGTATGGCCACTACCTATCCTTACGTAATAATGATACAGATAAGCTATGGTTAATTCGGCAGTGTTCTAAAGAGATTTGGAGTTCTCCCCTTGGTGAAATGCGTGGATTATACGTAGGGCCTATGGAAGACCTATTAAAAGACTTTCCCCGAATAGACATTGACATTCCTCGAGCGAATATTGCAAATAGGTTAGAAGTTCTTCATGAAGAGTTTACCCATTACTGTGCATTTGCAGAGGCCTATGATGCCTGCCTCGAAGAGAATGAGAACATATTAAGTCCTTCTGTTTTATGGAATGTATTGTGGGATGGACAGGAAGTTCTGAGGAATCGTCGTGCGGGAATGGTTAAGGATCATGGTGTTATCGGAGAGAGGGCATGTTACTTCAGTGAAGGGGGTTGGTGTATTCTGTTTAGTGAAGGAATGAAATTGAAAGGTAATGGGGGTATAGATGATAAAATTGCACATGCATGTTCCTTAGTCTATGAAGATGAGTGGAAGCACATGTGTTCAGGCATTATAGGCCTAGATGACCTAAAAATGGGCGATTCTGACTGGAAGCTTCTTACGAACCTATCTATAGAGTTATTTTCATTACGTATTCATATGCGTAATAGCCAATTTAGTTTTCCGTTGGACGAGAAACGTATTCATGATATATTGAATGGGGATATTGAACCAGTGAAGTTTGATTTCAAAAAAATCGTAAAAACATCTAACTAACTTCGAAAAGGAGACTTATTCATGCCAAGCAACTATATCAACGGCGCAGACATGCCTACCCTCACCTGTTTTAAAATGGAGTTACAGAGAATCAATGACATAGGTGTTGACGTAAATCCTATTATTACAGAGTATATGAAAAATCGTATAGAAGAGATTGAACCGAATGAACCTGCTGACTAATAGAATTGTGCCTCTTTTATGTACATTAGCTCTTACGGGTTGTGGTATACTCCCTGCTTGGTTGTCTTTTGCACACACGGCTACTGATATAGTGCTAACATCTGCAACAGGTAAGTCTAGTGGAGAGCATCTTCTATCAGGGGTTACTGGAGAGGATTGTAAGTTTATAAGAGTTATAGATACAAACCAAATATGTATGACAAAAAAAGAGTATGAGGTATACCTTCTCACTTTGAAGTGTGATACATATCAATGGGATCTATTCGGAAGGGCGAGTTGTGCCCCTGAAGAAATAGGTACAGGTAATTTTGGAAAAGGTGCATTTAGTCCTTGACAAAGTTAATATAATAGTGTAGTATGGAGATATGATGGAAATAGAATACGGCGAATATGGTTTAAGTGATTATGCACCCCACACAAGGTTGTTTGGGATGTATACGGATGTTGCAATAAAGGGTGGTACGCTCTATGCAATATGTTTTTATAAATGGTACATTGGAGTTATTGTTAAATGATATTTAATATTGGTGATGAAATAGAATACGTGAATGGATTTGGAGAAAAGTCCCTTGGCCTTATATCAGAGGTAGGTTCTGATATGGATTCATATGATGAGATGGAACTCAAGGATGGGGTTCCATACTATGCAAGTAAGAAGTTAACAGCAGCAGAAAATAAGAGAAGAAAATCGGCAAAAAAGACTCCGTTAACCTCTCCTGTATTTGCACCTGTAAAACCAAAGAATATGAGTACTGTATTCCTTGCGATTATGCCTTCTTCTAATCCTGTTAATGGATTTCCTGACTATATTCCGATAGGTGAGGTGAAAGTTTAGTATACATGAGTTCTATGCATTTGTTACCTGTCTATTATACGACTACGAGTACTCGTAAGCGCAAGAAATCAAAGAAGTCTAAGTCTCTTCTTGCCGCAGAGAAGGAACATCAAAAATTTCTGAATAAGATGAGGGGATGTAGCTCAACTGGGAGAGCATCTGCTTTGCAAGCAGAAGGTAGTCGGTTCGATCCCGATCATCTCCACCAAAACGCCGTTGTAGCTCAGTCGGTAGAGCATCTGATTTGTAATCAGGGGGTCGAGGGTTCGAATCCTTCCGACGGCACCACTAAATGGGGCCCATGTACAAAGAAACCTGATAAGGTGTACACGGGAACTGAAATCATAGGTATTGGACAGATGCACAAGTCTAATGCAGTACCTATACGTAGAAAAGAGGACGCTAAATCAATAGCGAACATGAGGAGATAACATGAAGAACCACTTTAATAACAAAGACTATAATAAAAAACCACAGAAGCCAGGAATTGGTGTTGATGTGAGAAACGGTAATGTTGAAAAAGCATTGCGTGTTCTCAAGAAGAAACTTCAAGAGGATGGACTCTTTAATGAGTTACGTGAACGTGAGTTTGCAATGACCAAGGGTGAACGGGGTCGCCGTAATAGAGCGGCAGGAAAACGTAGACAAGCAAAGACGTTAGAGAAACGTATGGAAGAACAAGGATACTAAACCTTATGGATAATCTTGTACGTACCTACGATAATGTATTATCTGATGAGAAATGCCAGTATTTCATAGATAAATTTGAAAGTAACTCTAAACTGCATACAGTACAAGATAATACTGCTAAATCTGATCGTGACCTTGCAACTTTAACAAGAATTGATTTTGCCACACGCCCAGATTCTCCTTTTATAGATGATATTGAATTTTTGATGAAGACTCTGTTAGATTGTGTCTCATTATATAAGAAAGATGTTCTAATTGCAGAGAATCAACAATGGCCAAAGAAGTACGGCGTAGAACCTCCGAAGATAAAACGATACCTTCCAAATTCTACTGATGAATTTCCTGATCATGTTGATGTCGCAAATGTAGAAACCTCAAAGAGATTTTTGGTTATGTTCATATATCTTGATGATAATGATAAGGGAGAAACAGCGTTAACTTTAAAGGATGATAAATTTATATCACCTTGTAAAAAAGGATCGTGTCTTATATTCCCTCCTTATTGGCCTTGGTTGCATTGCGGCCGGAAAGTTGTGGACAAACCAAAGTATATTATCGGGTCTTACTTACATCATGTATCTGAGAATGTTTAAGAATGTCAAATAACTCTGCACTTTCTAATCTTGCCTCTAGTATAAAACCTTCTGGTGCTATGTTTCATGAGGAGTTTACTACAAAACAGGCTATGCACTATAACATTCCACGTATGGTTGTGGATATGTCTGCAATGGATGAGACTAAAGAGTTGAATAAGGAACTTGAATTTGATATCCGTGACTGTGGGGATAACTTTGCCGGACGAAATAGTTCTGCATCCTGTTTAATGACGAAATGGGACATGCACAAGCACTATGAATCCTTTGCAAAGTTAGGAAAAGCCGCATGTGCAGTTGCAGAGAGCGGAGCTCTTGCAGTAAGGACACATGCAGACGGAACCAATAACCCCATTAAACTTTATGTACAAGAAACGTGGGGATTAATCTATACTAAAGGACATACTACTAAGGCACATACGCATTGGCCTTCTGTTTGGTCATACACCTATTGCGTAAATGGCGAACAATGCTGTGCGCCTCTGGTTTTCCCTTCAGTAGAGGGTGGTAGTTATGAGATTTTCCCTGCTACCTCACAACTAATCGTATTTCCATCATGGATTAATCATTTAGTTCCAGAACATACGTGTGAACACGAACGTATTATGATATCTGGTAATCTGGATGTAATATGGGACTAAAAGAACTTGCAGATAGTGTGAACAGACGGCCTGAACTATCACGCCATCCAGATAGTCAGCGATTTATCCAAAGCTTTCCGATCAT